TGCCTAAAATAATTTCAAGGTCTGCAATTCGGTCAAGCATTTTTTATCCTCCTATCTTAGTTAATAAAGGGGAGCGGATAACTCCCCTTAATAGAGGAATTAGCCGCCAATAGTAAGCTCAATAGACTTAGTTTCATCTACAAGAGCCATTAAGCCGTGACGCTCATAAACTACAGTATTATCCTTGCTCTCAATGTCTCTGTCCTGTTCTACAGAGCCGTCTTTCTTAACAAAGAATTTAACCTGATCTTTAGCAGTAATATATACTTTGCCAGCAGGCACTAACTTAGAGCATACACAAGGCACACCGCAAATATCACCAAACTGTCCTGTATAAAGTATTTCACCCTGCTTAGAGGCTTTGTAGTCAGCGTCCTTACGGATAGCAGCTTTAGAGTCTAAGCCCATAACTAAGAAAAGATCGTCCTCAATTTCTTTGCCGATAGTTGCCAAAGCGTCTACAACAGCGTCATAATTAAATACAGTTGCTGTAGCCTTATTAGAAATCTTAGCAAGCTCTGCAAAGTATTCCTCTCTAATTTCATTAGCCATAAGGTCAGCTGCACCCTTTGTAGCTACATCAAGCACATAAGGATCTTGCATTACATCAACATCATTATAAGTAAATGTCTGCTGATAGCGTTCTACCTCATACTCTACAGGATCAAAAGTTACAGAGCCCTTAGTAGTGTTTTTAGCACCCTTTGCAAGCTTTTCTACCTTGCCAGTATAAACATACTTATTTACAACCTTTTTAAGTCCTGCCGCTGTTGCTAAAGAATTGTCAACAGTATAAAGTGAATTAATATTAGCCTTAGTGTTAACTAAGTCAGTCATTTTGTTTTCGATTACTATATTTTCATAACCTGTAAAACTCATAATTTAAAATCTCCTTTTATTGTGTTAGTTTTTTGTATAATTCAGGCTGGTTTTGGTATATTTCAGCCTGCTTTGATAGAGGCAATTTGTTAAATGCCTCTCTTGTAAGCTCCTCTGTAACAGTTGCTCCGTTACCTTTAGGAGCTCCGCCAGTAGCAGCTAGACGCTTTTCTACCTCAGCTTTAACAGCTGCTTTAAAGAGTTTGTCAAGGGTGTCTATTTTAGCCTGCGACTCCTCAATATCATCAGTAATATTAATAATGTCAGCAAACTCAGCTGAGAGCCCTCTACTTGCTAATACAGACTTTAGCTCACTTTTATTGTTAGCTATGTCTCTTTCTCTTAGCATTTCCTCTAGCTCTGCTATTCGAGCGTCTTTTTCTGCCTTTGCTCTTTCGTCTCCGTCTAATTTAGAGAGTGAGAGCTGCTTTTCATACTTTTTCTGCTGTGTTTTCAGTGCTGCTGTTACTCTCTTGTCAGTTTCACTTTGCAGCAAAGCCTGTACTTGCTCAAAAGTATAAGTAGTGTTGTTTTCCTGTTGCTCTGCCCCTGTAGTTGTTTCTACAGTTTCAGTGCCTGTGCCAGTGTTCATTTCTTCTGCCATAATAAAAAATCTCCTTTTAAGTTATAGCCTGAGCTATCCCTTTTAATATTTCAGTTGTTCTTTTTGTCTGCCCCTGAGAAAAAGACAATATAAAAAAGCAACAGTTTCCATATTAGAAATAGTTGCTTTATTTTTCGTCATATTCGTTATTAGTCTACTACTGGGATAATAGAGCACCTGCAATTAGGGTGAGCAGGTATAGGCACAGCAGCTCCTATAGGGTATCTCTTTTTATGGAGCTTGCCGCACACCTCACAGCGTCTCTCGTCTTTGTCAGCCCATATTTCAACATAGTTTATGCCGTAGTCCTCATACCGCTTTTTAGCAGCCTCAGTCTGTATATGAGCTATCTCAGTTCGTGCTAAGCGGTCAGCCTCAGCATAAGAGGCATTAAACCGCTCTTGTAAAAGACTTTTAAGCTGAGAGGTCTTTTTACCAGTTACAACACAGTGCAAAAGCTCATCATTAAGAGTGTCAGCTAATTTGCTTGTATTATCCCATACACGCTCACTCCAGCTCTTGCCGTCTGCTACCCATACAGAGCTAATTATCTGCTCTGCTGCCTCTGTGCTTATTGTAGAGTAGTGTATTTTAGGTTCTATGTTAGCACCTAGCATAATAGCCTCATAATCAGCCTTAAAGGTTTTAACAAATTGCTCACTAAGTAAAGCTATTTCTTTATCTCCTAGCTTTTGCAGTTCCTTTTTTAGTTGCCCTTGCATTTCCCAGTATTTATTTAACTTGTAAAGGTCAGCAGGAGTAGGCTCTTTGCCACTCTCTACAGTAGCTAATAATTTATCATAAGTAGCCTCAAAGTCCTTTATAACTCCATTTACAGCAGCGTTATAATACTTTGTGAGCTGCTTGTTTATTTCCTTAGCACTCTTATTAGCTATAGCTGCCTGTGCTTGTAGGTTTCTTTTTTGCCAATATTTCAAACACGCTCACTCCTTACCATTTGCCGCAAAGAGTGCAGCCAGCAAAAAGCCCAAACAAACCGAGAGCGGCAATATCCATATTAAATGTAAAGCGTTTATCATTTGTCAGTGTCCTCTATCTCATCATCATCAGGAGCAGTAAAGCTATTATTAGAGCCTAAGTTAAATAAGTCCATATTAGCCTGCTTTTGAGCCTGTACCGCCTCCAGCTCTGCCTCTACATCATCTATAAAGGGTAATTGTGCTAATAAGGTCTTATCACTTACAGTGCCCTTTAAAGCATTTACAAGCTGTATAATCTCAGTGAGGTTAACAGGAATATTCCTAACAAAGTTAATTTGTATATCTCTCCATACAGCCTCACTTGCTTTTAGGTTAAGGATATTACAGATCAGCTCTATTCTCCGCTGTATAGCCTTAGTAAAGTTAGCTACTATTCCGCTTGCTACATTTTCAAAGCCTACTAATTTATAAGCTAGTGCAGTGCCGCTCTGTGCTAAAAATGTATCATCTGCCATATCAGGACAGGCTGTAATTTTAAATATATTCTCTTTGATATTAGAGAGCATATTTACTATTTGTGTATCACTAGCATTTTTAGTAAGCCAGTTAGCAGCAGCCCCCTCAGGTAGAATTAATACTCTGTTTTCTTTCATAGCTGCTATTTCTTTTTCATCAGCGTCACAGCCCTGTAGAGTTAAGTAGCAGTCTACCCAAGCATTAAAATCATCTATCTCACTGCTCTGTAATTCGTTGTAAGCGTCATTAAGGCTAATAATAGAATTGAATATATTTTCCTCATCTGTGTTAAGGTAAAAGACGCTAACAGGCACAGCTTTAAAATAGTGAGGCTCTATGCCTACAAGCTGTAAGCTGCCCTCTAAGCCCTCTGTTTTATATGTGATTTTTTCTTTATCCGTGTAAACTACAATATAATAAGTGTTGGTATCGTCAAAGCAGTCAGCTTTATACCACCTTACAAAGTAAAGGAGCTCACTGTCTAAGCTATCATCATAAATAACAAAAGCATTAAGAGGGTTTACCTGTGCATAGCGTACCTGTGCAAATTTGTCTAACCACTGGAGCTCATAACCTACACCAAAGTCAAGAGCATTGGTGAGCCATTGTATATTAGCAGCGTTATCATCATTGTAATTTATAACCTCTTGCACCTCTGTAATATCGTCATTAGAGGTGTATGTAATAGGCTTTCCGCAAATATAGCCGCTGTAAGTATCACTAATAATCTTGCAGTAGTTAGTTACTATGTGATTGCACTCTTTACTCTTATCTGCATAAGACTTAGTTAAAATAGCGTGCTTGCCGTCTTTGTAGTCTTTCCACTTTTTAAGCGTGGGCTGCATATTCAAAATAAATCTATTTATAAACTTTTGCAGCAAAGCCGTTGTTAATTCTGTGTCTTTGTTTAAATAAAACATATCCTATCCCCTTTAAGTATAAGTCCAGTTTTTAGCCGTTATCATTTGTAATTGTGTGCTAGTTAATTTAGCTATATTAGCACTCCCTAGCGTTAGCTTTTTAGAGCTTGAGCCTGTATAGTCTTTTAAAGCATTTATTATGTTTAAAAGGCTTTCAGTAGTAAGCTGCTGGGAGGAGCTGAAATCTATTGAAAAAATTATTTCACCAATAAAATTAATATTTTTTAATGCTGTGCACCCTTTAAATATATTTGAATAACTATATAAAATAGAGTAATTTTGTGTAAACTTTATAGCTTGTATAGTAGTTAGTGCTGTGCAGTCTTGAAACATACTAGAATAAGATACAGTCCGCACATTACCTCCACTTAGATCAAGAGTAGGCACAGTAGTTAATTTTGAGCACCCTGCAAACATATAATTAAATGCTGTGCAGTTTTTTATTTCAAACTGGGGCACTGTAGTTAGATTTGAGCACTTATAAAACATATAAGAAAAAGAGGTACAATTTTTAGTATCTAGTAAAGGCACAGTAGTTAACGCTGTGCAGCCCTCAAACATTCCTGTTAGATTAGTAGCAGCACTTGTGTCAAGCTGCGGCACTGCTGTTAATGAGCTGCAGCCGTCAAACATATATTTAAAGTTTGTACATTTGCTAGTATTAAACAAAGGCACAGCCTTTAAATTAGTGCAATTTTGAAACATTCCCAATAAAGAAATGCTATTACTAGTATTGAATAAAGGCACAGCCGTTAATGCTTTGCAGTTTTTAAAAGCATTCTCAAAAGAGTTGCATTTTTCAGTATCTAATAGCGGCACTGTTGTTAATTCTGTGCAATCTTGAAACATATAATTAAAATTGCCTTTTAACTCAATAAGCGTGTTATAGTCTATCTTTGAGACTGTCTCTAAAGCGGCTGTATAGTCCTTGTCAGTTACTATTACTCCCTTAACCTCAAAAGCATTGTTTATATCGTTTATATCCTTTTCAAGCGTTATTACCCTTGTGTATATTTCAGGCTCAGTGTAAATGTAATTAGCAGGCTTGCTCCTGCCACACACTTTAAAATATTTCTCTGCTACAGTGTGCTTGTTAGAGTAAGCGTATGCTTTAAAATCTAAAGGCACTTGTAATAAGATATTAGGTACATTTACCACAGTTAAGCCGTTTTCTGTGTAAGTCTTACTCACTAAGGCTCTACTTTGTGTATTATTGCAAAAATGCACCTCATTAATAGTGCTATCGGCTACTATTAATTTTTCATCTAAGTCCCACTGGTAAAAGTTCTCTCTATCATCAAATGTCCTTAACATATTGCCCCTCCTTTAATTAAAACTTAACTTTTGAGGTTTTAAGTTTTCTATTTCTCCTGTAAGGCTCTACAGCGTACCTTAAAGCCGCCATAGCGTCATCAAAGAAAGGGACAGGCTCATCAATATAAAGCCCTGTTTTGCTGTCCTTTTGCCATTTCCACTGTTGTATCTCTTTTATTGTGTTAATGCAGCTGCCGTCTATATGTATTTTATGCTGTTTAAGGTAGTCTATTTGAGCTTTTACGCTGTTTTGCTCTTTCTTTACTGCTCTTGCCTTATAGCCTGCCTTAGTCCACATTTTTATCCTGTCAGGCTCTGCACTATCACAATACATTATTTTATTTTTATCAAAGCCCCTGTTATTAGCTAGCTGTATTATTTCCTCCGTGTCCTTTTCGTGCACATACAGCTCTTGCAGTATATATATCTCATCATCTTTAAAGCCTACCTCTAAAATGCAGTTAGCGTGATTAAAGCCAAAGTCCTGAGAATAGAGTATATTATCATATCTCTCAAAGTCCTTAGGTAGCTCCTCTATTACAAAGCTTTGTAAAATTAAGCCGCCTGTTTCTCCCCATTCTCCCAAGCCGTATATTTTATAGCCCTCAGGGTCTTGCTCTTTTCTCATCATCATTCTTTTATGATAATGCTCATCTAAAAAGCGGTTATCTAAATAAGTGCTGCTGTTTTTGAGTATATCAGGGCTGGAGTAGTCCCAGTATTTACGCTTTATCCAGTGGCTAGCTGAAATAGGGTTAAAGCTAAAAGTTATTTGATAGAATAAATTAGGGTTATCAAGCTTGCCTCTTAATCTATCGTCTAGTATATCTACATCACTTTCCTGTAGCTCTGTAGCCTCCTCACACCATATCCAAACTATTTTACCCTCCTGAGAGGTTATACTCTTTACTCTCTCCCTTGCTCTCATATCATTAAAGCCCCTAAAAATAACTCTATTTCCTGTAGCTTTACAAGTAAGAGAAAGAGGAGTAGTAGTATAAGTCCAAAAATCATTTAAACCAGTGCGACTTATAGCGGCTACTAGTTCTGCAAAAGTGCTGTCTTTGTGGCTTGCCTCAGTCTGTCTAACTACAAGCAAATTAGCACCCTTATAGCGTGTATCACTTAACTTTAATATAAAGTCAGTAGCTATATTAACGCTCTTGCCGCTACCTGCTGATCCCTTAGCTACTCTATAGCGGCATTTAGAGAGGTTAAACTCTTTAAAAACAGAATTGAGCTTAACTTTCCCCATAGTCTACCTCTATTTTAGCTGTCATATTCATTTGCTGCTGCTCAGTAGGTTTCTGCCCTAAAGTATCTCTAATAATTTCAAAAGCCTTTGTATTGCCGCTCAAAGCCTCTTGTACTAAAGCGGCTGTAATAGCTGTATAATTGTCCTCTCCGTCCTCGTGGGGCTGTGAGAGGGCTATTTCTAGCAATTCTTTAAGCTGTTTCTTTCTCCGCCTTGCTTTTACACTAGCTTTACCGCCTTTTTTTCCTATCTCTCGTGCTTTCTCCGTGCTTAAAGGCTTTAAATTTTCTGTATTTGCCATTATCCCTCAGCTCCTTTTATTTCAAAAGCCCATTAACTATTTTTTGAATAGCAGCAGCGTCATAGCCTGCCTCAGCAAGTCTCTTTTTACGCTCTGCACCATTTCCCCATTTACCAGCTATAACCTCCTGAGCTATATCCTCATTAGTTTTCTTAGTAGGGGCTTTTCCGTTGCAAAGCTCATTTACTTTAGCCTGTACTGCTGCATAGTCATAGCCTGCCTTAGTGAGCTTTTGCTTTCTTTCGTCTCCGTTGCCCCACTTACCAGCTATAACCTCTTTTGCTATTTCCTCTGTGCTTTTATTAGAGTTTTCCACAGAGTTATTAACATTTTGCTCAACATAAGCAATATTAAGAGTTTTTAAAATACCTTTAGCAATAGCAGCTCCCATTTTTGCCTGTTCTGCCGCTGTGTCAATAATATTCATATCTGCTCTATTATCTACAAAAGCACACTCTACAATAACAGCAGGAGCTTTAGTGTCTCTAATAAAGCCGTAATAATCTCTGCCCTGCTTATTTACTCTTGTCTTAGCTCCTCTGCTGTTTTGTCCTATCTTTACAATTTCATCAAGCACATTTATAGCAAGAGTAAAACCTTTTCCGCCTTTATAGTGGTAAAAAGCCTCTGCTCCGTCTCCGCCTCCAGCGTTATTATGAATATCTATAGCTAAATCAGGGTTAAATTTGTTACACTCTTTTATTTCATCATTAAGGCTGTCATTTTCGTCCTTTTTTCTGCTTAGCAGCACCTCTACTCCGTGAGTAGCTAACACTACAGCTGCCTCTTTTGCAATAGCTAAATTTAAGTTTTTTTCCTTAAAGCCGTTTGCTACTGCTCCGCTGTCCGTTCCTCCGTGTCCTGCTCCTATAAACACTTTAGCCATAATATAAACCTCCTAAAATATAAAAAAGGGAGCGGCTGCTTAGCCGTCCCTTATTTGTCCTTATTTATAATCTTTTCAAAATATTCCTCTATACACTTTTCTAGCTCAGGTGTATTGTGAAATAACCAGCAAGAAAGTCTAGGGTTTTTTACATCAGGTATAGTCTCATATGGTAAAAAGCCTTTAGATTTCAAATGAGTAAGCATTCTCATCCTCTTACAGGTATAATAATCTTTTTTATGTTTTCTCTCAGTCTTAATTTTTCTCAGCTCCTTTATAGGTCTTTACCTTATTATTTTATTAAAATAATATTATGATTTCAATAAAACTTTGTATAATTCTGTAAACTTGTCCTAAAATGTCGGTTCTTACACTCCACCCTTTAACATTTTATCCGCTAAATTCTTAATAGTTATAAGAGCTTCTGTATTAGGTTGAGGAGCTTGTAATAAAACTTTAAGGGCATAATTTTTAATATATACATTTATTCTCTCAGCGTGCCTTAGAGAGTAATGTATTTTTTCTGCCGTCTCTTGCAGTGTCAGCTTTTCTATAAATCTTAGGCGGCAAAATTCTTTTAAAATATCATCAGGCATTATATTTATAAGCCGCTCCGCCTCCTCTTTGGTAAGAGATAGCTCATAATATTGTGAGGCTTTTTCACTGTATGTAGTTTTATTATGTGGAGCTGATCTCATTTTTTACACCTCCGTTATCCTTAGCCCATATCTATATAGCATTAACTTTCTCTTAATTACATAGAGAGCATAAGCACCGCCTTTAGTGTTTCTGTAGCCTTTTATATCCTCTACTATGAGCCTTTGCACTGGAGTAGATATATCTGTATAAACAAAGTCAGCTATATATATAACAGCTCTTTCTATTACTCTGCCGCTTATATCTTTTTGAGAGGGTATAAGCTCATATTTTACCTGCATTTGCAAGTCTTTAATTTTCCCTGCTCTTTCAAGCAGCACTAACTCTCTATATCTCTTAGCCTCTTTTTTGCTATCAAACTTTAAGCCGTCTAGCTCTATTTTTTTAGAGTGGTATTTATTAATCATTATGTTTCTCACTTTCTTTATACTTTGCAAGTATCATATTTACCATAGCTACAACACAAGCTTTATCTTCTTTAGCTATCTCACGAGAAACACTTTCATTATTAAGCATATCTACAACAGCTTTAAGTTTATCCTCAAATAAGTCTATAGCATTGTATTTTTTTAAATTAATGGTGTCTTTATCTAAAAATAGCTCAAGGGGGTCTCCCTCTCTAATATTTAAAACCTGCCGCATTTCTTTTGGTATTACAACTCTGCCTAAATCATCAATTCTGCGTATCGTTCCTGCTAGTTTCATTTTTTCATTATCTCCCTTAAAATTTTAGTTCCTTATTTCATTAAAAAGGTAGGTCCTCATCTGTTTCACCCAAGTCAGTAAAGTCAGCTGTATCTGCATTAGTAAAACCTGAGCCGCTGTTTTGATCCTCTGTATCAGCCTTTTTGCTCTCTACAAATTGCACATTATTAGCTACTACCTCAAAAGCAGTCCTCTTATTGCCGTTTTTATCAGTGTAATTCCTTGTCTGTATAGAGCCCTCAATGCCTATCATTGAGCCCTTATTAAAATACTTTGTTATAAATTCAGCAGCAGCTCTCCAAGCAACAATATTTATAAAATCTGTTTGCTTTTCCTCACCCTGCTTATATCTCCGCTCTACTGCTATGCTAAAGCTTGTAACACTAACTCCGCTGGGAGTGGTCTTTAGCTCAGCGTCTGCTGTTAAGCGTCCTGTTAAAACTACTAAATTAAACATTATTTATCCTCCTGTAAATAATACCTTGCATAATGCACAGGCTCTCCGCTTTTATTTTTCGATTTTTCAATTTTTGTTACTATGTCATAGCCGTCCTCTTTAAGCTCAAATATCCTTGTAGCTAACCTCATACAGCTAAACTCTCTTAAAGCGTCAAGAGGAGTTATAGAGCCGTACTTTTTTATGTATGCTATTATTTTATCTTTTTGAGTTAAAGCCTTATGTTTTTTCATAGCCTATCCCTCTTTTTTATCTTGCCATACAAAAGCCCTAACATTTTTAGTATCATTCCATATAGCAAGAGCTGTTATTCTCTTATTTTCAATTATGATTTTCTCTACTGAGAATTTGTCATAACACTTTTTATCAGCTGTGATATTGCACTTATCGGCATTTATCCAAATAAAAGGGGAGGTGTAAAGCTCTCTACCTATACCCCAGTTAAAGCAGGCTCTTTTAAAGCTATCACTTGCCTCTCCTTTTTGAGCCTCTGTGTTGCTCTCCGTTCCACAGTCACTCTTATACACCCACTCATTATTACAGTAAATGCCTACTCTGCAAAATAGATTTCCTTTACACTCATAATGCTCACGCTGCCAGTTTTCCGCTCCTACAGTATCGTCAAGTATATTCATATCTACTCTTGCATTTTTGTATAGGAGCAATACTAGCCCTTTTTCTTTAACGCTCTGCACTCTGCACTCTATATCCTCTTTTTCTAAGGCTCTAAAATTCATCTTATCCGCACTCCCTCTCCCTGCTCTAAGTGAGCAAAGCCTACCTCTTTACCGCTTTTTAATAGCTCCTTAATTGCTGCTGTATCTAACTTAGGCTCTTGCTGTATGTAATATTCTGTAGGGATATTGTTTTCATCATCAATAACCAGTGTGGGAGGGTTTTTCTGCACATTAAAACTAAATAAATCAGTCTTAAATTTAATTTTGCCTGTTGCTTGCATAGCAGCTGTTAGAGACTCTTTCATTCTCTTAATATTGTTTTGCAGGGCTTTTTTTCTATCGGTCAAGCGTGTAATTTCAGCTGTTAGCTTTTCACTGTCAGCCTCTAACTCTTTAATTACTTTTGCATAGCCGTCCGCTTTGTCCTCTATCTCTCCCCCTATGCCCTCTAAGGTGTCTGCTATTGCCTGAGGGTCTATGCTAGGATCTTGTGCCATTTCTAAAACTTGTCTAAAGTTATCTGTTAATTGATATAATGTCATTTTCATACTCTCCTATTATTTGGTCTTTTTCCATTCGGTTTTTATTCTTTAAATTATCTATTAGCCGCTGCTCTTTAGCGGTTAAATTTTCGTCATACCTTTGCATAGCTTTTCCTCTTTTTCTATAGCTTTTTCTACACTTGATAAAGAATATCCTAAATCATCTTTATTGAGGTAAGCATATATATCAAAAAATGCCTCGTAATTAAATCTATTCGCTTTTCTAAAGTTCACCTGATTTGTGTGTCCTGCAAACTCAAAACAGTAAAATACCCCTTTAGGAGCATTTTTATTAAGTGTCATTACCCTTGCTAATAGTTCTGCTACTTTCTTAATTTTTTTCATTTTACTTATTCTCCTTTATTAAATCTTAATTGCTTTTTTAGGGTTATACTCAAAGTGCCAGCCGTGCATAATTTTCTTTTTATTTTTACAGTTGCCGCACATTTGATCCTGAGTAGTGGTCTTAGCTCCGCAATACTTGCAGTAAAACTCATCTTTTTCTTTTTCCATACTTACCCTCCTTTATTAGTCTTTTTAGCTTTAAAAAAAGCCTCTGCTCAAACTCTGCTATTTTATCCTCAAAGAGAATACCTAAAATAACTAAAGCTAAGAGCAAAAGCTCAAAAAGTGTTGCTAGTATCATTTCTTTATCCTCCTTATCTGTCATTATTTAAAATTGACTGTTAGCACATAACCTTTTAAAAAAGGGTTTTTGCTAAATCTAAAAAATTGAGGGTTTGCACTTTTAAAATTAATGTGCACATAGATTTTATTTAAAATTGTAAACTTTAACATATTAAATACTACCTTTCAAAATTCGTCTTTATTAGTGGGCGGTTTTAAGCTGCCGCCCTCAGCTTAAAATTATCCTTTTACTTTTCCCAATATCCGTACAGGCTTTTATAGCCGCTGTCCCAAGTATCAAAGTAAATACCGTCTACCACTGTCACTAAGTGATGAGCTACCCTTAATACATAAGTCCCTGTTGGGTGGTCTTTAGCAAATCTGTCTACTGTCGGTCTTTTTGTGCCTTTGCCGTTGCTAATGCCGTGATATTTAAAGCCCTTACTATCTAAGTATTTTTCATAGCAGGGACGGCAGTTAAACGGCACTTGTAGCTCTCTGCTTAAAGGTTGCATTTCATCAAATACCTCTAACCACTCTTTATTAAGAGCCTTAGTTAACGAGCGTATAACACAGTCTCCGTATTCGTCCTTTAAGTCTTTTTTGTTAGGTTGATAATACTTATAATTTCTGCTTGCCATTTTGTTTACTCCTTTATTTGTCTTTATTGATTTTGTAGCAAAGGGCTTACAAGTATCTTTAAAACTGTGTCGGCTGGTAGCTCACTCTGTAACACGCTCTTACAGGACTGGTAAGGCTTTACTCACTCAGTGCGGAGGGCTTGCACCTCTATTTTCTTCCGCTGTTGCTCCTTATTTTCCTTAGGTTCGCTCTGCCTTTGCTGTAATTCTATTATAATACCCTGTGGGGTATATTTCAATTGTGAGTAGTTACAAAATACAGCGTTTACATTTGTGCATTTTGTATATTAACGCTTATTTTTCTTTGCTCTCCGTTTTTTCTTTATTATTTGAGAGCGTTTAGGCTGATAAAATACGCTGCCTTGATTTTGCAAGCGTTCTAAATCTCTCATCATTTTTATAGTGTAGGTCATATCGTTTACTAATTTTGATAACATATTAGCCCTCATTTTTTAATATCTCTTGTAATGCCGCCTCTGCCTCTGCCTTTTTTAAAAATAAGCATTTACCTAAATGCTTTCTTGAAAAGCACCACTTGCCGCTCTCTCCGTCAGTTCTATAAGCTACAAATTGCCTGTGCTCAATATGGGATATTTTAACCTCTAATAATAGTGGCGGCTTTTGGTCAAAATAATATTTGCCTAAAATATAAACTATGTCTCCTATTTTCATTATTCGTCCTCTTTTCGTTTTTTCTTTTCGTGTGTGTAAAAGATAATAATTGTAATATTACTTGTATTATTATGGTAGAAAATTTTTTCTAGGGGGGTGGAAAATTTTTTCTAGGGGGGTGGAAAATTTTTTCTACCCCTTATAACAGAAAATTTTACTCCTAATAAAAATATGCCTTGTTACTGGGGATATTACTATATAGCCTTTTTCTTTTAACGCTATTAGCCAGCCTGTAACACTCCTTTTAGAGACTCCGTATAAGTTAGCAAAATACTCATTACTAGCAAAGCAGTAGCCCTCTTTATTACAGAGTGCTGTGATCTCTCCATAAAGTAGCTTAGCATTAGGGGGTAAGTCTTTGTCATACCTCACCTCAGCAGGAATAATAGCATAATAAGAAACATTCTCACTCATATTCTCACCTCTTTTCTATTTTAGGGATAAAAAAACTCTACTGGGTAGAGTGGTGCAAGCACCTACCACAGTAGAGAAAAAAGTTAATAGTATGCAGTTTTACTGTTAATACAATATCTTGCACATACTGCACTAACTTTTTTAAGGAGAAAAATTTCATTAAAAATACAACAAAATTGCATAATTATTATATTACAATATTTTACAAAAGTCAAGAGTTTTCTAAAAATTCATTAAAACACTGTTGTTTTTTGCGATCTTAACTATATCACTGTCCTCTAAGCTTTGCAGGTATATTTGTGTAATACTTACACTTTCGTGTCCTAGCAAGCGGCTAAGAGAGTATAAGTCTAAGCCATTTTTTAAGCTCTGCTGTGCAAAAGTATGGCGGCAAGTGTGAGGGCTTACTCTTATACCCTCTATGCCCTCTCCTCTCCGTCTCATCATATGCTCAATGCCTGAGTTAGTTAACATTCTGCCCCTGTTAGATAAAAAATAATAGGGCTCTATAGTTCTATATGAAAAGTAGCTCTCTTTTACTCTGTCATAGCGGAATAACGCTTTTTTAAGTATAGGAGAAATAGGCACATAACGCTGTTTTTGCCCTTTGCCATTTATAAGTATGTGATCCTCTTTTATATCCTCTGTTTTTAATGAATATAGCTCCATACAGCGTATACCTGTTTCAAAAAACATAGTTAATATAGCTGTATCTCTCAGGCTTAAAAAGTCATTACCTTTGCAGCTATCTAAAAGCTTTTTAACATCACGCTTACTAAAAGCTTTTACTACAGGTCTGTCCTCTTTTACCCATTTAAAGCCGCCTCTTTTAGTGTTAAAGCCTCCTAAATCCTCATCAAAGCAATACTGTATAAAAGACTTAGTTACTTTTAAGCAGCTGTTAATATAAGTGCCTTTGTGCCCTTTTCGCATTAGAGCTTGAGTATATTGCTTAATTACCATTGGTGAAACATCTTCAATTTCTGTCACATCAAGCTCAGTCTCACAAAACCGCTGAAACATATTTGTTTTAATTCTGTAAGTTCTTAGCGTCTTAGGAGTATACTTTCTAATTTCAATCTCAATTAAAAAATCTTTTACAGCCGTCTTTATTTTCATTATTATCCGTCCTTTTGTACTCCTCTGTTGAAAATAGCAGGTTTTCCTTAATATTCTAAATGTTTTTCACAGTCAAGCTTTTAAAATGTTTCTAAAAGCTTGATATAAAGGGCTTTTAAATCTCCTCTACATTATGAAAGACTTGCTGTACATAACAATAATTTAGTATATTTTGCTAAGTAAAAAGCTTATAAACCGCTATTTTACAGGGAGTAATTTTTTATTTTTAGTGATATGTACATCACCGCTTGTAGAATAACATAAATCGCAGTGAGTTACAAATAATTTTAATTATTCTAAAAAATAAGGAGCAGCAAAAGCCGCTCCTTATTTTTTATTATTCTTTAATTTCAGGTAAGCCAGCTACACTAGTTAATAGTGAGAGCAAGCCTGCAAGTGCTGAGGCACTTAATACAAGCCTCCAGTCAACACCGCCAAGCATTGCAGCTGATCCTATTGTGGCTATAGCAGCCTGTGCTACAGTTTTAATAGCTCTTACTCCTGCCGCCTTAGCCCATTTTAAAAAATTCTTTTTCATAATTAAACCTCCTAATTGTGCAATTTTTCTAAATCATTTATCCTGTGATTTTCTACCTTTAATTTTTCCTCTATCACTGGTATACGCTCAGCAAAATTATTATGTTTTTCTACCTTTTTTTCTAGCTGCTCTATTCTGTAGTTAGTGAGCTTTGCACTTGTAAGAATACCGCCAAAAGTACCGCCAAGAGTGCCAATAAGAGAAATAATAGCCACAAATACTGTATCTGCCATATTATCCCCCCTTATTTCCAAAAGCCATATGCATATATATTTACCTGCAAAGAGGCATTGGTTTGTGATTTCATTGACGAAATATAATAAGCTAAATCGTTCTTTGATAGAGCACCGATATTAATATCGTAAATTTGTGCATTTGAGGGCTCAACCGACATAAAAACATAAGGCTTTGCTAAAAAAGCACCTGACGGAAAATTTACACTTAAAGTAGTTCCATTATAAAAGCCGTTGCCGTAGGCGGTTGCTACTGCTGTATTTAGGTTTCGAGTAGTCCAGCACTCAATAATGCCCCTTTCCCACTTTCGATAATTCCAGCTGCTTATAGTGCCCTCCTCTATAATAAAATCTGCCACAGGCTGCCCCTGTATTGATATAGGCACATTAAAGTTGAAATCATCTTTTCCCCAGTCAAATACAGGAATAGCTTTTATAGTTCTTTCGGGGGTTTCTATAACTGCTATTTTATCACTTGCTCTGCATTGTATAGTGTAAGCGTTTCTATAGTCTAGATTTTCTATAGTTACTGTAAGTCCGTAGGTATTGCTATTTAAAGTAGGATCGGTTAAGGCTACCCAGTCACTATACTCTCCGTCCTCCGTTTTGTATCTATAAGCAAGAGTTAAAGTATTAGCAACAGCACCGAAAGTATTATTAAAATAATTACCTGATATTTTTAAGGTAATTGTAGCTAGCTGCTCACCTGTAAGAGCTATGCTTATATCAGCGTTACAGGTTAGCTTAACATAGTCTATAAAGCTCTTAGTTATTTCTTTTCTTATATGCCTACCTCTGTTATCACTTGCAGCAAATAAGAAATAGCCGCTTTGTAAATTCTTTATAGTGCTTGTAGCGTCATAGTAATAATTATTACTATTTTGTACCCAGTACCCATTTATAGCAGCCTCTTTATAAGCCTGAGCATTTATAGCATAATTAACAGTAGACACATCTCTAATAATTGTATCACTATTGCCTGTTAATTCTTTTGTTAAATCGTCAGTAATATCTACTGTAGAGCTTAAAGTGGGTGTATCGTTAATTATTGTTAAATTTTTTTTAATTGTAGAAAAATAACGAGTTCCGCTTATAGTAGTCCTTATATAGAAAATTACCTCTCGACTGCTATTGCCAGCAGTTACCCATTGTCTTAGCGTTTTCCTCTCATCTTCCGTAAGATTGAAAGTATAACTAGAGCCAGTTTTACTTACTGCTCTATACGCTATATTATCAGCTGAGCCAGTAAAGCTTATACAAGCGTCTAAAGCTGTTACAGCATTTCCTGCTGGGTTGCTATAAGTAATAGTAGGGTTTTCCTCGTCATTAAAATCAGGAGCGGCTGTTAGCGTTGCTTGTCTAGGTATAGAGTTAAGTGTGCCTGTCCCTGAGCCGCTTTTAGTTCCAATACTCGAGCCGCTAAAAGTTATAGCAAACTCTTGACTAAAGCTATAAGAAAAAGTTTTAGAGCCGTCATTATTATGCTTAATTGTAGTTGTACCGCTTGCTAGTGTTTTAGTAGAATTATTGCTAATTCCTATTGTATTAGTGCCGCTATACTTAGTGCCGTCTATTGTTACCGCCCAGTCTTTAGAGGCGGTAGAGTTAATAGCACCGCTGCTAGTAGAAATTAGCTGCAATGTCCATTTTATTGTGCTAGTATTATTTGCAATAGAGTAGCTAGTACGCTCCCAGCTAAATTTTAGAGTGTCCCAGCTAGTTACAGTTATACTTTTACTGCCGCTAGTTGCCATTAGCTATTACCTCCCTATCCAAAAGCAGCCAGTTCTGTTGCTGCCGTAATTTTCAAAGCGGCTATTAGTGCCTATAATTAAATAAGTAGTAGCGTGCAGGTCTATAGCCTTAACACCCTCATTATTAGCCGTTAATACCTCCTCATTATTTTTCTTTATTTTCATTCCGTCCTCATTTATTTGTGTTGACATTTCCGAGCCGCTTTTACTGATATTTAGCCCCTCATCATCAAACTTAAAGCCTGTGCTAGTTTCTACCTTATTAGTTCCATTAGCAAGCTCTTTTTTTATTTCTAAGGTTACAGCCTCCGCTGTTATTTGAGCCTCTACTTTTTGTGTTAAAGTGGATATACTCTCATTAACAGACTCTAGAGCCTCTGTGCTTTCTTTGCTTACCTTTTCTACAGTAGCGTTAATACTCTCTGTGTTAATCTGTAAAGCACTTATAGCGTCAGTATTAGCCGTTGTCTCACTTGCTACTATATCTATTTGCTTGTTAGCTTTATCTACCTTAGCAAAAGTCTTTTTAAGCATTTCTCCTAAATTAGTAGGGTTAGAGGCTGTCTCATTGTCATTATCTGTGTAGCTCCATTGTGTGCTCTCTGCTAAACCTCCGTTATAGGTTATGCTGTCATTAAGCACATAAGAGAATACACTTTCATTATCTTTAGTTATGAGCTCTATTTTATCTCCTATCTCTAAAAGAAAATTACCTCTCCAGCTGCAGTTAAATTGATTAATAGTTAAGCCGCCTACATTAGCTATAGCATTATCTAAAAGAGTGGCTATATCATCTCTCAGCTCTAAAAAGGGGTTATCCCTAATAAATTGAGTCGATCCGCTCGCATTTATAGAGGTTGTCACATTATCCCCTAGCTCTGTAGCGTGTGTAATTGCAGCAAGCCGCCTGTTTGTTTTGCTGTCTAAAGTAATATACTTTGCTTTGTCTATTGTAAAAACGCTGTCAGCGTCCATAGAGAGCCTTTTAAAAGTTAATTGACTGTAAGCATTTATATAATAAATAGTCTGTGTTACCTCTGCTACAGCATTTAGAGCCTGCTTTATACTCTCTGTGCCCTCAAAATTAGCCCCTGTCTCATAGTGAGTGTTAAATACATCATCTGTAACATTCTCTATATTGAGTGTGAGCCCTAAAAAGTCAGCACAGGCTGTAGCAAAATCTAAAATAGTATAACCGCTATTAGTCTTAAATAATTCTAAGTCTGCTACTGTGTATTTATCTGCACTATATAAAGCGTCATAAGCCGTAATAGAGAGCTCGTTTGTATTCTCATCTCTATTAACCTCTGTAACATTAAAAGCAGGGTAAGGGTATATAAAATTCCCTGCTGTATGATACAGAGGTTTAAAATTATTAGCACTTGTAATACTTAAAGCTCTCTCTTTGTCAATTAGTTTAACATTTAGCTTTTGAGATACACCAAAGCCAAAAAATTTGCTTTCCTCTCCTACTCTATCCACAGTAAAACTCTTTAAAGCGGTTGTGTGTGTGAATGTTTTGAGGAGAGTAGAGCCCTCTCTAAGCTCTACTCCGCTTTCAATTTGCCTAACAGGAGAGCTAAGAGCATTTAAAATGCTTGAATTTGTACTAATCATTTTTAATCTCTCCTATAGTTCTTTAAATGTTAATTTCAATGCCTTAAATGAGGTCTTATTAACCTGTATTGTGTAATACTCAGGCTCAGTAGTAGGGATAAAGCAGGCTACATTTTCTGCTAGAGTATTAGTGTCAGGATCAAGAAAAGAGACAGAAACACTAAAAGCAGCTATATCTTGCTGCAAAGCCGCCATTTTAGCAGCGTCAAGAGGGATAATTCCTACCTCTATTACTCTTTTAGAGTTTATATAGTCTATTACAGTATCCCCAGCAGCGTTAATCTGTGATGTATAATTAGCAGCTTTCTTTACTTGTAAGCCGTTAACTATGCTTGAATAGTCATTATTATTTATCTTAAAATATGCCAATATTTCCGCCTCCTTTATGCTAATACTAAAGGTAAATTACCTGTAAGCCTTGTAAGATCATTTATGCCCTCCACAGTGCCCTCAGCTAATACTTTTTTATCTAATGTGAGAATAACCTTAGTAGGAGCGTTGCCGCTGCTATTCGGTGTATTAGAGCCGATAAATTCAAGGCTTTTAACACTTTTTATAGCACTTTGCAAGCCTCCAAATATAGAGCCTGAATTTAAAAGGCTGTTAAAATTGTTAGCTGAAACACCCTCAATAGAGGTCTCAATAGGCTTTAAGCTCTCCTGTACTAAGTTTTTTGCTGCCTTAATAGGCTTGTCAGCGTTTTTGTCAAAGCCGATAGCTAAGCCCTCGTCCATATCACTACCTAGCCTCATAGTTTTTTTAGAGGGAGAGTGTGAGTCTGCCTCTTTCCTCATAGCTCCCCATATTCTAGAAATTATGCTCTTTGCCTTTGTTACTAGAGAGGGGACAGTATTTTCCATACCAGCTTTTAAGCCTCCGCCTAAATCAGCACCGACTTTGTGAGCTCCGTTGTAAGCGTCCGCCCAAGCCGCCAAAGCGTCCTCATAAGCTTTCTCGCTCTCCTCTACCATTTCTTTAGTATAGCCGTCTACACCATTTTCAAATTTAGTTTTTGTCTCACTTGCGGCTAAGCCAGCTTTTACAGCCTCCTCAAAAAGAGCGTCAGTGGCTAAGCGTGTAGCCTCGTCAACCTCTCCAGCGTATTTAAAATATCCGTTGCTCTTAGCTTTTAAAATTTCAATAGCCGTCTCATAATTGCCCTGCATTACCGCCTCACTTGCCTCTGTGTACTTTCTTATAGTCTCTTGTGTTTCAGCGTATGCTAAAGCATTGTCATTATAAGCCTTTTCTTTTTTTGACAATGTTTCTTTTTCGGTATCAAGTCCTATTCTCAACCGCTCAATAGTTAAAGCGTAAGCATTAGCCTCATTTATCTCTTGATTAGTTCTTGCATTTTTCTGCATTTCGAGGTATTTTGCTTTAGCCTTTGTGTATTCTGCCTCTTTTTTATCTACTACAGCTATTTGAGCTGTGTACTCTTTCTCAGCTAATACAACATCAGCTAAGGCTTTGCTCTCTGCATTTAAAGCCTCAACATAAGCAGCATTGTAAGCCTCTAATAAAGCGTTAGCGGTCTTAGCTTGTATAACCTCATATATTTTAGTTTTAAGGCTGTCATATTGAGAAATAACACCATTTACTAACTCATACTCAGTGCCGTAAGCATCATTAAGCTCTTTAAGAATAAAGTTAACTCTTGCCTCGTCAGCCTCTTTTACTTTTCCGCTGTTATCTGCAAGTGTTTGCAATTCGTCCGCTAATTCGGTCATATAGTCACTTTCTGCCTGTATCTTGCCTGCACTCTCTACAAAAGCGTCCTGCTGTTGTTTAAAAGCGTCTTTAGCTGCTATTGCAGCGTCTCTTAACTCTAGCTCCTCCTCTGTTAATACCTGTATGGGCTCAACATTTTCCGCTGATTCATACCAAGCAATAAGCCCAACTGTCAAAGCTGATAAAGCAGTTAATACTAAGCCGTAAGGGTTAGCAGCCATTACAGCGTTTAAAGTTTTTTGAGCTGCTGCACCTGCTATTTTAGCAGCGGTTAAACCTTTTTCCGCTAGTTCAGTAGCTAAAACAGAGGCTTTATAGCCTACTACTGCAACAGTAGCCGCTGCCATTGTACCTACTATAACCTCTTTATTTTCTTTAGCCCATTTTATGCCGCTTTGCACAGCTGGGATAATATCATCTGTGACAGTTTCAGCTATTGCTTTTAAGGGCTCCTCAGCGTCCTCTAATAAAGCCGCTCCCATTTCTTTTAAGTCTGTTATAGCAGGCTCTAAATGTCCGCCCACTTTTGAGAGTGAGTTATTCCATTCCTCAGTGGCTTTGTTTGCTGCTATTAAGTCTTTATTATTTTGCTTATATTCTTTAGAGGCTGAGCCTAAAATCTTATTAGCAGTCTTTAAAGCGTAGGCTTGTTTATCCGCCTTTGTTTTACACTCTGCTAAGCCTTTGTTAAAGTCCTCTACATTGTAGCCTGCTTGCTCTAACATTTGTGTATAAGCTCCTGTAGCCTCTCCTAATGAAATTGTTTCATTAGCCGCCTCGTAAAAAGTCTCAGGCTGCAAAGCGTCACCAAATTTAGAGTAAACACCTGCAGCAAGTTCCGCCCATTTTGCACAGTCAGCCTCACTGTCAGCAAGTAAAGAAATTTGCTGAGAAGCCTCTACACATTGATCAGTTTCACCTATTATGCTCATTAGCTCCTCATAAGTAGAATAAGCACTCTCCGCACTTTTGCCTGTGTTTTCAAAAGAGGTAGACAATTTAGCTTGCTCTGTCCTGTATTCTCTTGTAGACTCTGCTAAACCTACTATAGAGGCTGCACCTGCGGCAAGAGCAGCACCAAAAGCCAGCATAGAGGTTTTAGCTATTTTTTTTGTTTCGTCTATAGCTTTGTCTACCTCAGCAAGTGCTTTTTCGCTATCGTCACTAAAGTCCTCAGTTTCTCCTTTAGCTTTTTGCATACTCTTAATGTAGCTATTTACCTCAGCCTCTATAACTACTCTTAATTTTTCGTCCATTCTGTATTTGCCACCTCCTCAAATTTTTTATTATAAGAATTAGCAAATTGTTTAAATCTTATTGCTGTTAATTCGTCTTTTCTCTCCTGTATTTGCTCCTGTTGCTCTGCACTGCTAAACAATTCAGTATATACCTCACTAATGTCAGGGAGGCGATTGTTAGAGTTATATATTCTTGCAACACTCCGCCCTATTAAATCAGCTAATATATAATCAAAATTAGCTCTTTGCCTGTTTTGATTTTCTAATACTCTCTTTTTGCTTTCAAAAGCTCTCTCTATTTCAGCAGGAGTCATAAACCAAAACTCAGCCTCTTTTATGCCATAATCAAGAGCAGTCTCTAACCAAGAGAAAACAGACTCTTTAAAAGAAAACGGAGAAGAGGAATTTTCCTCCTCTCCGTCAATTAGTTTTTTTCGTTCTTGAATAAGCCTGATAATTTATATAATTTAACTATTACTCCTGCAAATTCTCCTACTATATGATTATCTGCTAAGTAATCATCAAAAATATTATAAGTCTCATCTATGCTAATTTCAGGGTGATAATTTTGTAAAGCAGCGTGTAAAATTAAAACCATTTGCTTTGTAGTAGGAGAGTTATTATTAGCCTCATTTTTAAATACTAAAATAGGGTTAAGCCCTAAAGCCTCCTCCAGTTCTACAATAGCTCTTGTATTGAGTCTTAATTTATACTCTTTTTCTCCTGCTTTAAAATCAACATATAACATAATTTTCTCTCCTTAGTTTTAGTGGGGAGAGGGAGAGAAAAACCTCTCCCCACTCCCTATAGGGTTATATTAAGCCCAACTCATAGCTGTATTAGGTTTAATATTCAAAGTGTAAGTAAGAGCCGCATTAACTCCCACTCCGTCAAGCTTAACACTGCAAGTGCCGCCAAAAGTGCACGCTGTGCTGTCAGGGAGCTCTACTTTCCAAGTATGAGAGCCGTCTAACTCGTTAAGAGCGTCAAACTGCTCTTTTTCATACAAGAATTTAAAGCCTAAGCTATCACCATAATTTTTAATGCCGTCAGTGTACATATGAGCAGCGTCTGCTAGGGTAGTAATTTCTACTGCCTCTGTATCACCGCCTAGCTCAGGTATCTCTTGTAAGTTAGTAAGTTCTGTAAAGCTTGTACCTGTGCCATAAGATAATTTAATACCTTTAGATATAACTGCCATAATTCAAAATCTCCTTTTAATAGTTTTCGAGTGCTGAACACTCATAATTTAATATTTTTTGTATCATAGTAGAGTTAGGGTCATAGAGCTCTCCGCTGGATATTCTCTTAAAGCCGAGAGGTCTTAAAACTTTATCTATCTGCAATACATATTTTTGTATTTTTGCTATATCGTTTCCCCACACTTTAACTTGATAATTTACCTTGCTATAGCCTAAAGTATCACCTGTCTCAGTGGAGTAATTGTTAGTCTCCATATAACTAATACAGGGAGTCTTTATGCCGCTGTGTAATACCATTTCGTAGTATGTAGGTAAAACTGTTTTAAGGGCATTTGTTAGCTGTTTATGAAAATCAACCACCGCTTATACCCTCCTTTAAAATTTCTGTTATTTTTTCTCTGTTTTCATCAAGAGCAGGTCTCATAAAAGGCTGTGGAGGCTGTCCGCTTGTAGTGTGCCATTCTCCCTTATCGTCTTTATAGCTCCAAGCGTCCTGCCGTCCTGTGCTTTCAGCAAATAAGCCTGTACCATACTCAATATAGGGAGCATACTCTAGAGGAGTAAAAACAACACCTATAATATCCTCACCGCTTGTATCTACCTCACTTGTAATACTCCGCCTTAAAGCTCCTGTATCTTTAGGAGCTTTCTGCTTTGCTGAGCGTTCTACTAAAGCACAGGCTTTCCCCATAGCTTTTTTTATATTGCTTGTATCAGCCAAGTTGTCAAGGCTGCCCGACACATTTTCTAAGCCTTTAACCTCTATAGCCATTACATAGCCCCCATAAATACCTGTTTATATCTGCCCTGAGGGTTTACACAAAGCACCTTTAGCAGCTCCTCTCCGTACTGTATTACATATTTATCTGTAATAGCTGCCTGAGTTAAGCCTACATAAGTAGCATTTTTATACTGTATATTAGCTTGTATAGCCTGAGAGGTAGTATAAACAGCCATTTTTACTAAGCCTTGCACCTCATCTGTTAGAGCAGGCTGTCCGTATCCGTTATCATCAGCATAAAGGTAATACTGATAATCTTTCATATCTGTACTAATCATTAGCCTATCACCTTTATTCTCCTGTAGCGGTTTAATGTAGCTGTAATATGAGCTGGATAGCCGCTTAAAAAGCTCTCACTTACTCCGCTAAAGCTCTGTGAGGCTAGAGCCTCTGTGCCTAGCCTTTGTAGCTTAATTATAGCTATATCAAGAATAGCACCCATTAAAGCGGCATTCCCTATAGCGTTATACTCTATAGAGGAGGTGCGGTTCTCTAGAACATCAGGAGGGGAGTGCTTATAATTTGCTAGTTCTATAGTTCTGCCTGTGTAAGCCTCTACCTCTCTTTTTGCCGCCTCTAGAGCCCAGCTTTTTTGTAGCTTAGTATAATTGTTTGCATTATTGCCTAAAATAATTTCAAGGTCTGCAATTCGGTCAAGCATTTTTTATCCTCCTATCTTAGTTAATAAAGGGGAGCGGATAACTCCCCTTAATAGAGGAATTAGCCGCCAATAGTAAGCTCAAT